TGATCCCGTCCCGCTAAATGACATATTGGCGGTGAGGTTCGCACCGCTGCCAGCCGTGTTGCCGCCCGAAAAACTCAGCGTCACCACATCGCCAAGCGTATAGCCTGAGCCGGGATTGGTGACGGTCACACCGCTCACCTGACCACCCGGCGTGATCTGCGCTGAAAATGTCGCGCCTGTGCCGTGTCCGCCGCTCGCCGTCACCAAAGGCGGCTGGAAATAGCCTGACCCGGCATTGGTCATAACAACATTGGGGGCAAGCGTTCCGGCCCCATACAAAACGCTGCCGTTCCAGAACCAATAGCCGCTGCCGCTAGGCGGGGTGGCAACAATGACGATGCCTTGCTGGCTGTATTGCACCGCCTGCGGCAGTGGACTGCCAAGCGCCGGATTGCCGGGGTAAAAAGTGCCAGCGATAGCGGAAATTGTCGTTACTGCGTTGGTATCGAGATTGACCTGATAGGCAGTGCCATCATCGAGAAAAACAGCGGAATAATTAGTCGAAGAGAGTAGCCCGGTGATGTTGTATTCGTAGTGATAGATGATGGTGTGCCCGCCGCCTGTCGTGTAAACCGGCCCACCGTTGGAATAGAGCGCCCGGTAGTTGCCATCGGCAACCGGCATCAGGTTTTCCAGCCAGCCGAATTGCTCATCCTTGATGGATTGGCGGGGCGACTCAGTATTGATGCCTGCGGTCGGCCCGACATGAAAGAATTTCTTGTCGCCGCCAGCAAATTGTTGTGGCTCGACAGCCATCAGAAATCGCTTTCATAATAATCATCGACAAATGGCGCGGTGAGAGTTGCCTGCGCCTCGATCATTTTCTGATTGTATTGGTCAAACATATTCTTGGCGTCCTCAGCCCGCTGCGCATTGGAATACGCCAGATAGGCCGCATAAAACGCCACAGCCGTTGTCCATTGGTAGGGGATGGCTTCCGGCACATTACCGCCCTGCACCATTACAGCCGGTCGACACCAGCAATCCCAATCCATCTGCGATGCTGTCGATGGCAGCGGCCACACATAGATCGAGCCGCCAGTGGAGCCGACACCAGCCCCATACTGCGACCACACCGCAGGGTAGGTTTGCATCCCGGTATTGTAGGAACGCAAATAGGCTTGGAACTCGCTCCAAATCTTTGGCCGCAGCATCGGCTTCATCGCCGCATTCGCGCCCCAGGCACAAGCCACCGAGAGAACCCCGACAACATCCTCAATGCCGGGGAACAGAAAGCCCGGATTCGTAACCAGCGCAGTTGCCAAGGAGAAGGGATAAACCTCTTGTCCGGGGACGGTAGTGAGCGACTGATCGATTGTAAGAGTGAAGGTCGCATTAGAGCCGCCACCGCTGCCAACCGCTGTGACGGTGGTAGTCGTGCCGGTAATGTAGCCCCACCCGCCATTGGTGAGCGTGACTGTTGCAACCTGTCCTGCAACAATCGTTCCTGTTGCCTTCGCCTGCTGACCCGCGCCAGTAATCGTGATTGTGAGCGTTCCCGCATAGCCTGACCCCGGTGAGTTGATCGAGATTCCAGTGATCGTGCCGCCAGAAAGCAAAACCCGGACGCATTGACCCTTGGTGGCAATGCGGTGCCGCGCCCGGTTGATGTAATTGTTGATGTCCGACTGCGAATAATAGGTGTTATTCGGATCGCGCAGTAATTCCAGCGTTTCGGTCTGATAATCAGTCAGTGTGGGCATGGCGTTCAAACATCACAAAGCCCCACGGCAGAACGAGCGGCCCGGAGCATTGCAAACGTCCGTTCTCCGTGTTGAGCGTGTAAGTCCCCATCACATCGAGATCGTTAGGCTTGGGCAAATCGACATCGATCTGAAACGGCTGGTGTTTGGTGCAGACATAGCCTTCTGCCAACATCTGTTTGCACAGTCCCGGTAGACCAAAGACGTTGTAATACTGCATTCGCGGCACCATTGGCTCCGAAACCACGATCTTGCAATTGATGTTGCCCTCGTAGATCAACGTCGACAGCGCAATCCAGGCAGGGCGCAGTCTTGTGGCAACCTGATGCAGCGGAATTGCCGGATCGGGCATGGTGTGCAGCGTTTGCATCATCACCACGCCATCGACGCCAAATCGGATTAACAGGTTTTCGGCGTCATCCACCTCGAAATCGAGATTGGGACCTGATTTGGTGCAACTAATCAATTCCTTGGAAATGTCCAAGCCGATGAAATTTACTTTTGGGTAGCGATTCGCAAGAAAATTAGTTGGAGCGCCAGCACCACAGCCAAGGTCAACCACTTTCTTGGCGGCATCAAGCTTATCAGCGATAAAATCGCAAAAGTGGACGGTAGAACGATAAGGCTCATTCCACTGTTTCAGGTGATAAGCGCGGGTTTCCTTGTCGGGCGTGACATTGTGAGCGTTTAAGCTGCTTTGAGCCATGTTTCGATCCCCGGTGTTTGGCGGATCACATCCCAAAGCATACCCTTACCATAGACCGTCCCGCGCAAGTAATTGCCGTCCGGTGAACGGTACACAGCAAGGAAATGCGTGGTCTGGGCGATATAAGCGGTGGTGGTCAGATATTTGGTTTTTTCGTCGCCAATCATCGCCTCGGTTACATTGTCCCGAATAAACTTGGTTTCCCAATCGGCAACCTTATAGGCGTGTGTCTCTTCCGGGCTGATGCAGCAGTCGTAGCCAAAATAGTGCTGATGCTGGAAGCCAAGCCACAAGGCCATCTGGATGCAGACCACCCCCACCATGCAGCCCCACCCGCACTGCGCCTCGCCCCGATAGTGTTCCGGGTCCACTTGCTCGTAGAAATGCCAAATCCAGGTCTTGCAGCCCCCTTTCTCCAAGCGGTCAAAGAAGCTTGGCGGCGAGGTCGAGGCCAGAAGATACTCGGTGGTCGGATTGAGATGCTTGTAATAATCGTTTGTCTCTTCCTTGGAGTCGGTCGAGATCGCAAAGTGCGGCGTGATGCCGTTCTCCATCAGAAAGTCGTGCGCGGAGCCTGCCGCCATGACCCATTTGAATTTGCGGATTTCGTCCAGATAGTGCTTGGCCGAAGGCCCGCCGCCGACAATGGCGATAGGCTCATCGCGCAGCACCATTAGATCGGGACGGCTTAGAAAGCGCGGCAGCGGTCGCTCGATATTGATGGCGACATGCTTTTCCCGCAGCTTGACATCGGTATTGGCGCGGACGGCAAAAGCCATCGGCTTCTCGCCGCCCATGCCGTCAGGCACAAAGAGAAACGAATCCTTAACGTCCTCTTTCGCCCGCGCCAACTCTTCGGGCGTTGGGATAAAGCTTTCAGGCAAGTAAACCCCCTTGGGTTACGCTGCCTGAATGTAGCTTGTATCGGACACGCCGCCAACAGTCGGCGTTCCCGGCTGCGGGACAACCGCCGTGGTCGAGGTGATCGAGTAGAGCGGCACCATGCTTGGCACCTGTTGGATGCCCAAGCCGCCATCTTCAATCGTGGTGCCCGTTGTCGAGGATGCCACGCCCGATGACAGTGTTGCCACGATCCTGGCCGGTCGCGGGAAGGTCAGGCCGACACCGTTATGCAGCGGGTTGGTGATGAAGTTGGTCGAGGCCGCGATGGTATTGGACACCGACAATAGCGTGAGCGAGCCAATGGACGATCCGCCAGTGGTGTAGGCACCTTGGCCGGTGACGGTGAAATTCATCACCACCGTCGCCTGCGCCGTAGTCGTGGCTGTCGTGATCGTCAAGGTCGGCACCGAAGTCTGGGCAGTGCCGTGGTTCGATGGATAAAGGCCGGTAAGCTGTCCGGTTGCCGTCAACGTGAGAACCACAACGGCGGTGTTGGACGGCCCCGGAGCCGTGGCCGAAGCTTCTCTTGGGTCCGGAATAAAGGTCAGCTTCGGGGCAGTGGTATAGCCCGCCCCTTGGTTGAGGATTTGCACGTTGGCGACAGGCACCGTCCCGGTCGACAGCGCAGTGACGATGGCGGTTGCCTGCAAGCCGCCTGTCGGCGGCGCATCGATCACGCAGATCGGCGGGAAGTTGTAGCCGGTTCCTGCGGTGGTCGTGCCGGTAGCGGTTGCGAGCGTCAAGGATACCGCCCCACCCACCACCGGCACCCACGTTGAGGCACCAGCGGAAGGAGTTACCGTCACGCCGGTTGCCGCCGTTCCAATGCCGTTCGTGTAAGGATTTGTTGCCCCGCCTGTGGTGATGACCGCGCCGATGGCGCAGCCGGTTGTGTTGGCGAGCCGCCAGTTAGAGCCGTCCGATTCGACAAAAACCGTATCCTCTTTGGCGCAGGGCCGGATTTTCCATTGATTGCCAAAGGGATCGAACCATTGCAGGAAGGTATAGGGTCCGGTTTTGATCCACCAAGTCCCCGGAATAATGTTCCACACCTCGCCAGCCGCCAATGAGATGACGTTGGAGAAGCCCAGGACGTTGCCGGTGACAAACGGCGCGGAGCCGGTCACGGCGGCGTTGTTGAACAAGCCTTGGCCGGTCGGAAGCCCCAATGATGGGGTATTACCGCCAGCGGTCCCGCCTATTCTGGGGATAGCCATTAGAAACTCCCTCCCGTAATGCCGGTGACTTGCATTCCGCTGATCGGTTTCGAGCAGCAGACATCAAAAGCCACAATGACCACCCCGATATTGGCAATCTGCAAGTTGGGGATTGCCGAGTAGAACCCGGAGAAGGCGAACGGCGCGTCCTCGCTCATGTAGAGGGCGAGGTAGCGGCTGTTGATGATGTAGACCGTCCCCTTGGGACAGAACGGGTCCATGAAAATGGGCGTATCGCCCAACATCAGGCCCCGGAACCCGGCATTGATCGGGTCATCGGTGCCGTAGCGCGACCCCGGACGGGTAAAGAAGGTTTCCGATGACATGAAATCGGTCATCAGCTTGGTCCAATCGCCCGGATACATGACCACGAAATCCGGGGCCTCGCCGCCCGCCAGATAGGTGGTCTGGACCAGATACGGGATAAAGCTGACGCGGCTAAGGACGTTGCCCGCCGAAGTAATCAGCGTCGATTTCCAGAATTGGTTACCTGCGGCGGTTCTGGAGATACCGCCATAAGTCACCACGTTGGTCGAATCGTCGTAAGCCTGCGCCAACGAGTCGACCTGTGAGGGTTGGGCGACGTTATTGGTGAACAGCGCCGAAGAGATTGCCTGCACCGCCACCGTCTTGGCGTCCGCCATCCGGGCTTTAAGGATCGGGATCACCGCCTCAGAGGATTGGATGAGAGCTTCCATCCCCATGAACGGAATCGGCACCACGCCAAGCTTGAGGTTGAATTCGGCGTTTTGCGCTGCGGTCTGGACTGCGGGCTGCGGGAATACGCCCGAATAGTCAGACCATGAGAAGGCGACATAGGAGCCGCCCTGCACCGGGATTGTGACTTGCGACACACCTCCCTTGGCCCGCTGCGCGTTGCGCAAGAGCAAGCTCAACAAAGGCGTTGCCTTATAGATTTGAACCACAAGCCGGGGGACGAAGGCGCGTCTTGTCGTGGCGACAAGTTCGTTCCCGATAGCGCCGGATGGCACTATGCCTACACCTAATTGGGGCATTTGCTCTCCTATTCAGCTTTGGGGAGGGCGGACCCCAACTCAGGTGATGATCTGTCCTTTTTTAGCGGTTTCCTCGGACCAAGCCTTGCGGGCTTCCTTGTCGGCCCACGCATCCTCGTCCTCAAACAATAGCTTGAGGTCCGGGTCCTCGGTCTTTCGGCCAATGCCCCAATCGGACGGGGCCATGATCGAAACCTCTTGCGGTTTGGGCGGGTGTGCGTGGTTCCATAACACGGCGGCATCGCGGATCGAGGGGATTTCGCGCTCGATCATCAGCTTTTTCAGCCGGTCGATGCCTTCGTCAGTGAAATCCTCGGTTTCCTTGAGGTAGGCAATATCGGCCTCAAGCTTGGTATCGAGCTTGCGGCCCTTTTCGCCCTCGATGTAGTCCTTGAATTCCTTGCGAAGCTCCGCGACCTCTTTGCGGGTTGGCTCCGTAATGTCATCGAGGGTGGGCGTGTCCGGATAAAGCTCTTTGATGAGAGCTTCCTGCCGCTGCCGCGTTTTCCCGGACAGCAGTTTGTCGTGAAGGGCCTTTGCGCCCCGCAAGACCTGTAGTTCTTGCTCCGGTATGTCGACCATCAGTTAGAGCCAATATGCTTGACAGTCATTTCCGGGGCCGAAGGCTGACCCGGATCACCGGGGTTCACCGATGGATCGGAATTCATAAACTTGAAGATCGACGGGCGCGAACCCCATTCGGTGTAGTCGACGTTGATCTTGACGATCTGCGGGTCCTTCTCAATCAAGCGATTGATATTCGGACCGGGGAAATTCTTGTTTGCCATTGTCAGGCTCCCATTGGTGAGGGTGGGGGACCACCAGCGGCGGCAGCACCCCCACCCGGTTGCGATGAAGCGCCGCCCGCGCCCATCGAACCCATGACCTGTTGCAGCATCGCGTTGCGAGAGGCGTTCTGCATCAGATTGCGCAATGCTGTTTGCTGTACGCCAGCAGGCTGTCCAGAGGGCGGGGCGAATTTGGAAATTCCCGAAATGGCCGACATGATGGCTTTGTGGATGTCTGAGCCAACCGGCAGATTCGGCAGTGCCTTGTTGAGCATGTTTAATGCCTCCCCCACTGAGGACAACGCATCAGCGTTGGCACCGGGAGAGCCACCGGGCACAGAGATCGGTGACGATCCCATCGGTGGGGTTCCCGTCAGTGAAGGAGGCATCATCGCCATGTTTACTTCCGACGATGTTTGCGCCGACGATAGCGAGTCATAGCAATCTCCCAATTTGGCCGGTGAGACTCTAAAGCAAATCGACCGGCAGGGTTTACTTCTTGCCTCGGCCTTTCATCGCCAACTCAGGATGTTCTTGTAAGAACTTGGCCTGAGCGGCTTCTCTGGCTTTGGCCCGCGCTCGTAAAATATCCTCATGCTGCGGGTGCGTCAACATGATGAGGTCCGCACCATCGATGGCACCAGATTTAGCGAGTCCGAAGGCGAGCTTCAAATTATCTTCCTGATAGACCGGCGAGGACGAATGCGAATCAACCACCACTTTCACATCGTCCGGTAGCTGCGCCAGAGTAAACTCGTTTTGTCCCTCGCGCATTACGTCTGCGTCTTTGGCTTGCATCAGCCGGAAATTAAATTCGCCCCACTCGGCGCATTGCCGCTCGACCAGCAAAGCCCTGTCTCTCATCCGGGGCGAAGAGTTGCGAGCAAGGAGTGCGGCTTGTTGCTGTGAGCGCACTCCAGCCTCGCCCTGCCCCTGCATCACCGGGGTAAATCCGGCAACATCATCAAAGAATTGCAGGTTTTTCTCCAACAAAGTAAAGAACTCCGGGGGAATGTCCGGGGCATGATCGGTCATCTTGGCGTTTGGATTTTCCTCGGCAACAAACCCGCGCGGCCTATTGAAAGCCTTGTATTTTTCCAGGTTAAGACCGGCAAAGCCGACTGCGGAGCGCGGCGGGTCGGCCTTGAGCTTGCGCATTCGCGTCAAGGCCCGCACTTGATCGTTGAGATCGTCCTGTAAACGATAAATGGCAGCGATTTCGGACATCCCCCAGAAATAGCCTTGCACCTCGTTGGGCGAGACTTTGGTGAACGGGTGAAAACCCTTCATTTCCGCGTGTCGCCCCAGAGTATCGGTCAAACCGCAGAGATTTCTCCGCTTTTCCTTGCCCTCGATGCAGATTTTCGGTTTGACCATGCGGATCGTGGTGTAGTCCTGCCGCTCCCGGTCCTGCACCCACAATTCATCGAGGCGAATCAGCGAGGTCGCCACCTTGGCGTCGAGTACCGGGGTGGGCACACCCACAATCCCCACCATTCCGGAGCCGGAAGAGGTGGTCATCGAGACAGGCTGCGTTCCGCCGACGATGATCTGATGAAAATAATCGTCCTCAAACTCATCTTGCTCGCCTTTGTCGCCAGCAGTGGACTGCACCTCATCCATGATCTTCTTTCGATCCGGATGTTCTGAGATTGTCCGCTCGAAAGCCGATGGCGTCATGTAAGTCGAGTGGACAAAGGCTTCCTGCCGGTCCAAATCCTCGATGTCCTCGCGCAAAACACCAAAAAACTGCGGTCTGATGCACCAGCCTTCGGGTCCGTCATAGCCCCAGACCGCTTTAAGGATGTTGCAGCCGTCGATTAAGCCGCCAGAAACGGCGGCGGCAAAGGACAAATCGAGATTTTTCTGATGGAAAATTCTATTTAGCTGCCGTGCAGAGGCGTTGCACATATTCTCGACCGCTTCGCCCTCGGAGTGGTCGGTTTCGATGTGAAAGCGGACATCGGTGGGCGAGTAGAGAAAAGCCCCAAGGCGTTCGATGTGCGGATAGCAGCGATTATAAACCGCAACATCGCCGTTTGAGGTGCCGCAATAGTAGTAGGAGCGATACATTTTCAACAGGTCGCGGCGTTGCTCCGCGCTGTTGCGGCACTCATCGATGATTTCGAGTGCCCAATCCTCGATGTTCTTTTGCGGAAGCTTTAAGGACACCTATCCTCGTTTCCGGGCGGGATTGCTCATGTCGGCGCGATAGCCTTCGGAGATCATCGAGCGTGGATCACGCGAAACCTTAGCCTTAACGGCGGCGTTTTGGAATTGCGTCATCGGGTTTTGCCCCTGCGGACCGACTTTCGCCATCTCGATCAGGCTTTTGCCGGTCATGGACTGCATCCCGGTCGCCGCACCGGCATTCTGACCCCAGAATTGCGCGGTCTTTTCCGGCGACATCTGGCTGATTTGCTCCCGGAATTCGCGCTCGACAAGCTCGGTTTCCTGCTTGGTTTCCTGCCTTCGGATGATGCCTGATTCGCCTGCCTGCGCGTTGTCCTTGAAATTGGACAGGCCATAATCGGTTTCCAACGTCCGATAGGTCTGGTCGGCGGCTTTGGCCTCGATTGACCCGCCAATAGTCAATTTTTGCGGTCGCCAATCCAGCACCTTGTCACAATCCGGATTGGGGCAGAACGGATCGGGGTCTGCGGCGTTACATTCTATGGTAAAGTATTGCTCGCAGTTTTCGCATTGATAGGTTCTGCGGATCATGGCGCTTCTCATTCAGATTGTTATTGCGCTGATTGTAGCAGGCTTTTTGCTCTGGGCTGTGCGACTCATCATCGGCCTCATCCCGATGGATGCTTGGCTCAAGCAAGTAGTCGACGTTGTTTTGTTGATTGCCGTGGTAGCCATCGTCCTGTTCTACGTGCTGATCCCGCTCTTACGAATGCTGCCGGGAGCGTTACACCTCTAGTTTCCACGCTGCCAATTCCTCGCGCTCGTTGCGAGCTTCCTCGGCTTTGACAAAGAAATCCTGCACCACCCGGCCAATCAGATTAACCACTGGCGATTCTTTCGACAGGCGTTCCTCTTCGACCACTTTCTCATAGGTCTGGTTGGTCGAGATCATCCCGGCGCGGACCCATGTAATCCACGCATGAATTGCCAGAGCAGAAGCAAACACACGATCATCATGGGCGCGGCCTTCCGCGCGAATTTCAGAGCCTTCCTGCACCACCCGTTCCATCTCTTCCAGAAGCGGGACCGAGAAAAGGTCGAGGTGGTTGACCGCATAGGTATCCCGCAACTCGTTCATTATTTGCAGCTTGTTGTCCTGGTTTGTTTTCCAGTTGTAAACGTAACCGGCCCCCATGCTGTCAGGGCGATGGTAGAGGAACCAGCGAACGGCAGAAAATATGTTCTCCATGTCGCCCGAATTCGTTGAGACACCGGGAAGCATTCGCATGTCGAGTAATTGTCGCAGATGGCGAAGTTCGTCCATAACGGCGAAGCCGGGACCACTGACTTCCAGATTGATAATAACATTGCGATACACTCCTGCGAGGTGCGCCATCACCCACGCCGCTTGATAAGTCTCAGGGATTCCCGTTGCCCATTCCGCCACTTGAACAACGCGATCCGCGTAGCAACGGAATATCTCAATCGCATGGCGGTCTTTATCTTCACGACCGTAGGCAGTATCGACACCCATGACGTAAACGCCGTTAGGGTGTGGTTCCTCCCAGATTCTAAGGTCCGCGTCTTTGGTTGTGTCAACCAACTCCAACTCAGTCGCATCGAATCGATGTCCGATATGATACCGATACGCCTTGAGCGGGATGGTGTTCTCATGGATGAACCTCACATTGGCGGTGACGCGGCGCAGCGGAAAAAAAGATTTCCCGGTCATAATGAAGGCTTCGTGCGAGGTGGACGGGTAGTTCTGCCGCATCAGATCGGGATCGAGGATTTCAACAGAACGCATGTATCGATGCCATGCCCACTGTTCTGGCGTGATCGTCCAGTTTGATTCCTCTTTGACCGCAGCGGCGATCTCGATTTCCTCTTCGGTTTCGGAGCCGTCCCACCAGCGTTGATATTCGGCTGAGTCTTTCGGGAACGAATAATCTTCCTTGAGGAACCAGCCGAGAAAGAACAGCTTTTGCACCGTGTCATCGCCCTCAGCCCCGCTGCACATATCGAACCACTCGTTGCCGTAGCCGCGCGCGGTCGATTCCCAGATATAGAGCCGGTGAGGATGCTTCTGCGCTAACGAAGCCTTGAGGTTGGCGATGTCGGCTTCGGTCGAACCCCAATTGGAGACTTCCGTGGCGTGGACGAAATTAAGCGCACGACTTGTACCAAGCGATCCTTTTTTGCCCCTTGTACCCGCAACCAAGTAATCGATGACCGAACCATTCATCAGGACCAGATTGTTGCGATTGTGCTGCTTGATGGAAACGCGAAGTCCTCGCGGAAGGGAATTGATATATTGCTCCAGCAGAATTCGGAATTTGTCGCGATTGCCGTCAGTGTCGCAGATGATTGCGCCTTGCAGCCGGTCATGGACCGACGCCCAGAACACATCCAGAGCCAGCGAAATAGTGGAAATTCCAAGCTGGCGGGACTTGAGAACCTTGTAGTCGCGCACCCCATTGCTGAGGCCATCGGCAATTTCCTGCAAAAAGCGGTATTGGGCGGCATAGAGAACGTCGAGAAGAGGAACCGGCTTGGCGGCGTCAAGTTCCTTGGATGAGATGGTCATGCCGCCAAGGAATTCGAGAAAGCACTGCATCCATTCCGGCGACTTGACCTTTTTCATTGCGCAACAACCGTTTCCATCGGCTTGTCGAGTGTTATCGACTTCTCAATCCAATCCTTGACCATGTTGTGCCAGCCCATTGCATCTTGCTCGTTGTCGATGGGGCGGATCGTCAGCACCACCTCAAAGGACACCGTGAATTTGCCCTCGACGGGTTGGGCAATGTGCTTTTTGACTTCGACCTTAAGCTCAGGCATGGGCGGCTTCCTTCTTGAGCGACAGGCATTTGGGACAGGTGGCGAGGACGTTGAAGCGCAGCTTGTCGAAGCGCCAGCCCATTGCGCTTAGGGGGATCGATATTTCCTTCGGCCCATCGTTCTCAAGGATAATGGGCGGCGATTGCACCCCGCAGCTAACGCACACTGCGAAGGTATAGCGGGCACTCAAATCTGCTTGACCTTGGCAAACTTGATGTCGGCACCGGGTTCGCCGCTGGCTTCATCGCGCCGCTCGAAATAATTGCACCAGCCCTCTATCGCCACCACCCCCTCGACCTTGGAGCATTCGCCATCGTGGCGGTTGTAGCGGGTGAACATCGAACACAGCCCGCAAGTCTGCTGCGAGTTGTCCGACATCGCCTTATATTGCGCCTCGTTCTTGGTTTCTCTGGACATCACCCCGCCTCTTTCATTTTCTTGCGCAGCCGCACTTGCAAGGTCCATTGGTGCATCGGCGCAGGCCACAGCAAGATCAAGGGCGGCGACACAGTATAGACCGCTGGCGTTCCCCGTAGAACTATTTCCGGATCGATGGGCTTGCCGTCCTGACCCTTGGGGTGGCGGGTAAAAAACGATTCGGGCGAGATACGGGTGAGCGGGAAGGGACGGTCGCGCAAACCGCGCAGCGTGACGTTAACGACCTCGTAGCCATAGACTTGGGTGTTGATCTTCCACTGCCCAATCTCAAGCTTGCGCTCAACGATCTTATCGATCTCGCTCATTGATTTCCTTCGCCAAGCGCAACCCGGCCTCGTTGATTCGCCACACGATGCACAATGAACCGGACGGTCCCTTGCGGCGCTCCGTTGTCTCTTCGACAAGGCCGTTGTCGCGCAATTCCTGCCGCCGTTTGCCCGCCGAATTCTGCTGGCGGTTGATAAGATCGGCCAATTCGTAGTCGGTCAGGCCGGAAGGAAACGTCGCCAGCATCAAGAGGGCGGCAATGCGGTCTTTGCCCCGGACGGTCGGGTGAGCATTGGCGGCGAGGTGGCTGGTCGACGGATTATTGGGCCGCACATTGGGCGGCACAAACATATCAAGCTGTGTCATTTTCGTCCTCGGTTTCCTCCAAGTACCCGGCCACGGCAGGCTTGCGGTTCTTGTCCAACTCGACCATCGGGACGGGTCTGAATTCGGTCAGGCCCAACGCATTGACCCACATCTGGCACAACACCTGTTTGCCCTTGGGGTCGGGCATGAAGCCGAACATCACGGTCGGATGGAAGGTATGAGCGTCAGTCGATTCCGCCAATGTCGAACCCCATATCGATGCAAGCGGCACGATGTAGCCGTCGCGCCTCATCCGGCGAACAAGACAGCGTTTCGCACATTCGTTTGAGTTGTTGGGCGGGAACGCGACGATGGCCGTTGGCGAGCAAGCCGATGAACTGCTTGGTGACGCGGTAGCCTCGCCTTGCCATGGCTTTCTGTAAATAAGCATTGTTGGTCCCTTTCAGGACCAGGAGTTTCTGGAATTCCAATGGAAACAGGGCGCGGCTGTTCATGTCTGCCGCCTAGCTAACATTAGTAAACTTAAATTGCAATAGTTAGTGGGCGCGGAGTTGCTGGTTTCCCCGCAAGATCACCGTGATGGTTCGCCCCGATGGCAGAGTGCGGGTGCAAACCGCCGCGCCGCCGCGCATCGTGGTGTAGGCAAAGCGGCAATTTCTCTCAGGTCTGGGCGGGACCACCGGGCGAGTGCCATAGAGAGATGTCGCGGCTATTGCCGTCAAGACATCTTGTTGGGCGGCGGGGTCATTGTCGGCATAGCCATGCGAATCCGGTCTGTTGATATTGACAATCTTGCCTAAGAACGAAGGCGCAGGCTCCAAGGGCTTGCAGCCGAAGCCGAAGGTTTGGGCGCAGTCGGCGTTATAAGTCGACTGCCCATAGGTCACATTACTCTCCAGGGCATCGCCACCGCACCACAAGCTCATCTGGATATTAGCAATAGTGTTGACCTTGCGGGCGACTTGCCACAGGGCGCGGGCGACAACAGTTGCGCTGTTAGCGCCGCAACTATAGCCGCCAAGCACAATTCGATCACCAGCCGGAGCCGCCAGGACTTCATTGTAAATCCTCGTTGTGTCCCAATACTCGCGGACATTGACTTGCACCACACCGGGAATCTGTCTTGCCCTTGCGGCGATCTCATCGATGCCGGTCGAGGTGCCTTGGCCCCCCAGACCGTACATCAGCCAAACGCGGGTGGCGGAAAAAGCCGGTGAGGCCGATGTGGCAACCACCAGCAGCGCATAAATCCATCGCTTCATGTGACAGCCTTCACCGCCCACATCGCGGCTTCCTCAAAGGCAGTGCAGGCCAGAGCCAGCAATCTCGCCCGCTCGTTATCGTTGGGGCCAAGCTCTTTGTGCTTGCCCTCGCACCAATCGATGCAGTCTGCCGTTCTCTGCTTGATGTTCTCGACATCGGTATTGGCCGATGGATTGAAGCTCAGTCTCACCCGGTCTGTGCCCAAGGTCATTGCTTCCTCCAAACCTCGCCCCAAGCGTGATGCTTGCCAAGCATAGTCCAGGATTCCCCCGCAGCCTGCAAGAATAGTTCCCATGCCCGCTTTTGCGACAAAGTGGGAAACAGGCTCATGGCCGAGAACGCAATCAGGGAGCCGGGGATAAATCGGTCCCTAAGACAGTGCAGAACGTAAATCGTAGCAGCGTACAGATCACAGTCGAGATGAGCCAAGCCCACAGCACCGTGATGACACCTAAGAAAATCAGCAAGAGTGTCGCTAAAAAGTCCCTCATGCAGCGTCACGTTTTGCGGCAGATCACAAGGTTTTTGGGCGAGGCAGGCCCCTTTGGGGGAGAATTCATCCCACTCATAGGGTAGCCCCTTCCACCAATCGAAGCCGTGGACTTCTTTACCCGATTGCGCCAATTCCCTGATCGTCGTTCCGCCCCGCACCCCAAACTCCAGGATCATGCCGGGTGCGTTGGCCGCGCAATCGACCAAGGGAATATAAGCCGCCGTATCGGTGATATGCCAAACCGCCCCCTCGCGCACCGCCCAGAAGCCGTTGCCATTGCCGTCATGCAAATAGCCCGCCTCGGCGGCAATCAGCTTTTTTTCCATACCTCACCCGCCGAGTGGGTCTGCTCCAACAGGCTCCAGCCCGCGTTGTGCTTGTTCCAAGCGCGGCGCTCGCCGGGAATTCTCTCCCCAACGACCTCTTGGCGAATATCGTCAAACACAATTACTGCGCCGGGTGCCCACCGGAGAGACAGGCAATGCAGCACATGAGCGCAAGAGGTGTAGATGTCGCAATCAATATGAGCGAACCCCACAGGCCCATCGTTCTCCCCCAGAAAACGCTCCAAAGTGTCGGAGAATAGCCCGTCGATCAGAATCACATTCGCAGGAAGATCATCCGGCTTCGCACAAGCGAAGCTTCGCCTGCGATCCCCGCTTTCGTGATCCCCCCAATCGTGCGGCAACCCCCGCCACCAATCAAAACCATAAATCAATCTGCCGGTTTCGGCCAATAGCCTTGTCGACCTTCCACCCATGACCCCAAACTCAAGCGCCAATCCCTGCGGGGCATTGCGCAAATACTTCACACAATCAGGTTGCAGGCTCATGGCGCTTTCTCTGGCGATACCGCTTCATGTAATCCCGCATGTAGGTCTTTTGGTACGCTTTGCGGTCGAATGCACCTCGGACAGTAGGTGATAAAGGGGCTGAGGTTTCTTTCGGTAACGGTGGAATAGGCGGCGCGACAGCGGGCGCAGCAGAAATAGACTTTATCGGCTCGCATCGATGCACCCTCCCCACCAGCGCATAAAGCTTCCCACAGCCCGGACAGCTACCGCCTAAACCCATCTGCTCCGGTGTGCGCCTTCTCATGCGTAAAGTCTTAACACATAAAACCTTGGGGGCGGAAGAGGGTTGCGGCGCAACGTTTCACAAAGCTCTGACCCATCGGCCCCCCGGCCCCGGTGGGGGCAATGCGCGCAGCGCGCAGCTTGCAACCGCAAGCAATTGCATTCTGAACGAAGCTTCTAAGCTATTGATATGATTGAGTGTGACTGTTCGAAGAGAGCCATTCTTCGGACAGTCGAGAGGGGTTGGGCGAGGGGTGCAGCAGGCTTGTGCTGCACTGCGGTAGCCCCGCAACCGCTCTGACAGCTAGACCCTGACTGTGGGTTTACCAGCTTTGAACAGCACTGCTTGAGGCTCTACAGTCTCAAAGGGAATGCTTGTGGTTTCGTTCAAGTCTGGGTGGCTATCTGGTGAGGGGTTGTCCGGGGGCTTGCTGGCGGGCTTCGCTAGGTCGCTGTGAGGCATCTGGCCTAGCAACGCCGCAAGCTTCCTAGCTTCCATCACGATCAAGGCTTCGCAGCGGTCCTGCTTGATGGCTAGGAAGTCGTTCCCTTCCAGCCATCGATAAAAGCTTCCGAAGCGACCACCACGGGACTTGGCCTCGCCGGTCAAAACCCTGCCGTTTACTTTCAACCGGACATCGCCAGCAAAGCCGTCGACGGCACCGCTCAATGGAATTCTGTGCGCCTCGATCCCGGCAGCATCGAAGATTCCGACTATGAGCCGCTCAAGCCTCGATCCTTTGTCGCGCGACGGGTTCATCTGTTAATCGTGCGCCCTGGTGGCGTGGCGAAATTAAGGCACATAGTCTCGACAGCGTTGGCAGGCCCATGTTTCCAAGATGCCGCCATACCAAACCCGCGCCAACTCGACAGCCTTCGCGCCACAGCAGTCACACTCCCCGACTGCATATTGATCGGCCTCGCCATAGTTAATCGTTTCATCGATTACGGCGCGGTCCGCAAAGCCTTCCATCAGGTCATCTATGCTCATGGGATTATTAGACAATAAAATATCTGCACTGTCATCCACAATAAAGCTTTACATTGCTTTAGACCTATGGGATAAGAGGCTTCAATTTGAAACGGAGTTGAGATCGACCCCAAAAAACCGCGCTGCCCGCGCACCGGAACCAAGCCCGGAAGATCGGCCCCGCAGGCTCTTGCGATGAACCCTAAGTGGCGCGCAGCGGCTCACATGGTCCCGGTCAAGACACTGGACTAATTAGGCTGAAACAATCCAGCCAGTGCCACACAGCAAACCCCCCTTAGATTTTTAATTCACAGCCGCTTAAGTCAGCGGCGTTTGTCACTTTCAAACGAGGTGATCGCGCAGCGGCGTTCCGCTGCAATCAAGGGGCAATACCATGTCAGCTAATCTCGATATGTCGAACGGTCGTGTTAACTTTGCATTCACTGGCGACCGCAAAGACATCTGGCACCGCGAAGGCAACGGAATGCTGGAAGGCCAATCTTTAGAAGATTGGATCAAAGCTTCCGGCCTCGATTGGGAAGCCTTCCGGACTCCAGCATTCACGCAATTGCCTGATGGCTCAATGAAGGCGATTGCAGGATGGTCCTATTTGACGCGAAACGACACGTTAGCCCAAATCGGCTACGTTTCGGATGCGTCCTATAAGATCGTTCAGCCGCAAGAAATCATCGAAACCGTGGCGCGTTATGTTGCGGTGGATGACCGATTCCAGCTTAACACAATGGGATCGCTCGCTGGCGGCAAACGAATCTGGATCAATGCCCAATACAATGGCGAAGTGGAAGTCGGTGGATCGGCGCACAAAGCTTATCTGCTTGCTTCAACTAGCTTCGATGGTTCTCAAGCCACAATCGGCAAGGGAACAATGACCCGCGTCGTTTGCGACAATACCGCTGCGGCGGCATTGGGCGGCAGGCTTCGCGGCAAAGGCGATGGCGGACCGGAAATCAGAATGATGCACAATGCAAAGTTTGATCCGGTTGCAGTCGGCAAGCAGCTATCGGCTATCGTTCAAAGCTTTGAAGCTTTCAAGGCGATGGGCGATGCGATGGCTGTTGTCGAGATGGCGAGCAGCGATGTTTCCAAACTCTTCAAGACGCTGCTAGACATCGATCAGAATGCAAAGTGGGATGACATCTCGACGCGCAAGCAGAATCAATTCGACGCGCTGAACGAGGCTTATCAAACCACAGTGCAGGAAGGAACGGAACGCGGCAAGGTTTGGACTGCTTTCAATGCCGTGACCCGTTACGTTGACCACGACCGTTCAAGCAGGAACGGCGACAATCCAGACTCAGCCCGTTTCGATTCGGCTTTGTTTGGTTCCGGCGCGGCGATGAAAGCGCAAGCGGCAAGCCTATTGATGCCGCTCGTTCGTGACAAAGTCGCGGCCTAGTTTTTTCTCAATTACTTGCGGCAGGCTAGTCCGGTCACAGTCCGGGCAGCTTGCCGCGTTTGCCAATACTGGCACTGCAAGGGGGTTACAATGGCTTTTTTCGAGGAAGGTTCTGAGGCTTTCACGCAATTGGAAGGCTATGTCGATACAGTCGGAATTCGCAATGTGATTTTTGCTCTAGCAAAAATCTGCGATCTAAAATCGGAGCATCTTGCGGTCAATTGGCAAGATACCAAAACCGCAAAAGTTTGGGCAAGGTGGTCGCACCGCTTTGAAAGTATGGTTGGCGCACATTTAGACGATCCGCTGGCTCGTTAACTCATTGCCCCGCTAAGTCGCGGGGCGTTTGGCAATTTGCCACTGGAAGGGGGTTAGCATGATTGACTTTGACACAGACAAAGCCTTGCGGCTTGAGATGACGCGCAATGCGATCAAATCAATCCACAAGCAAACGAGCGAACTACAGCAGCAACTAAAAACTGGCGGACCGCAAAAGGAACCGCCAGTGACTTTGCCGACAGCAAACCCGCGACGGCATGATGTCGTCGCGTGGCGGCAGGACGGCTTGCGCCTCGATCATACCAAGCACGAAACCAAAGAGGCTGCGATGGCCTACGGCAAGGCATTGCCCTGGATTATCTACAGCCAATGGGCACTAATGGATGGCCGGGACATGCTCGAAAAGCATTCCATCGCCATACCGGAAGGCATGGCGATTGATGACAACGGAATGCCGGTCAAGCAATAGGGGAAAAGCTGTGTGGCATCGATTCGGCGCGGCAGGCTTCGGCCTCGCCGCGTTTTTTGCGCGCCCGCGCGGACCTCGGCCCAAGCTGTGCATGGGGTATTCCATGCTTGCGGTATTCCTATCTGCGGTATTCCTTGCCAGCGGTATTCTATCCTTGGGGTATTCCTATCTGGGGTATTCTTTGATAGAATAAGTTTACTCTGATTTGGGGTATTCCATGACCCAGATTTATTGGATCGATGGCTATCTCTGGTCGCAGTGGACTCCGGAGCAGCGCGGCGAATACACCGCGCACCTTGAGGCTCAGGGGATCAGATACGGCATCAGCTTCATGCCGATGGATTGCGAGCCGAGATTGTCCACGAACCTCCAAAAGGACAAGGATGACTACCGCGAAGAGATGAGCTTGGGCGGATCACCCTTCAAAGATGACTAAAGACCTGTTCGCATTGATGAAGCTCGACCGGATGCTGACTCCTGCGGAGCGCAAGGCGTTGTTCCACCGGGTGCCAAAAAGCAATGGTCGAGCATCGAGTCTGCCGGGGCCAAGAGGGGAGACTTGCGGAAGCTGCAAGCACCTTGAGTGCAATGCGCAGTATTCCAAGCGGTTTTATAAATGCGGCCTGTTGCGATGGACGCATGGTCCGGGGACCGACATCCGATTGAAAGACCCGTCTTGCTCCCGGTGGGAGCCAAAGCCCGATGGCGAGTAAGCATCAAGCTTTCATTCGGACTTTGCCTTGCGTCATCTGCGGCGATTCGATCCAGACCCAATGCGCTCATGTGCGCTTCAATGAGCCTCGCCTTGCGCACCAGCAGGCCAAGGGCAAGAAGCCACCCGATTGGTTCTGCGCCCCATTATGCAACCAGCATCACCGCGTCCAGCATGAGCAAGATGAAAGGGATTTCTGGGATTGGTGGGGGATCGATATTCATTTTGTAACACTGGCGCTCTACTGTAACACCGGCAATTATTTCCTATGCTGCCAGATCATAGAGTGGCATCAATACCATAGTCAGAGATGTTTAGATTTGAAGATAGGCATTTCAGAGAGGCAATTGAAGCCAAAAGGGAATATCTTAGAATAGTGACACCGCTCAACGCACCACTGCGCTGGCTCAGTTGGATTAGATTTGGATTGCAACAAACTGGCGATTAAGAGCTATTTGCCCTTCTTTCCACCCCAAGGCCAATCTTTAGTCTTGTCTTTCTTTGTCACACCCATGCTCCTAGATCGAGCGAGGCAAACCTCGCCTTAAGCTAAGGCGAGGGTATGCTCCTGAGTCTCGCTCAGCAAGCTCGATTGTCGGGTGATGAATGCTGCCGGTCAGCCGGTACAGCGCCCCGATGCCTCATCTGACGGCGGAACCTTAAAACCAATCGAACGATTAGAAGGTTCGTGCTACTGCTTCATGCGTAGCGTCGGTTGACTTTGTAAACCAAGCCGGTCATGTTCCCGGCTATCGGACCCTAGCAAGTCGGCGGGTCAGCCTATGGCTTCCTGAGTCGTAATAGGTCGTCGGCTAGTTAGGGTCTGTCGTCACTGACACTGATATGCTGCCCCTTAGCGTAGGGCCGATTCGCAAGAGTCGGCCCTTTCTTTATCCGATGTCAATTTGGTGCCGCAGCAGGGGCAAATCGTGCGTGGGAACAAGCGCCCAAGCATGACATGGTGATTATCGAAATACTCTCGCCACCACGGCATCTTAACCATCATATCCTCGACCTTCCCGATGCCGTAAAGCACCGTGGTATGATCGCGGTTTATGAAGCGGGAAATCTGGGTTGGATTGGTGTGGCAATACTTTTTGGCGAGGTAATAAAAGACTTGCCGAATCAGACTTAAGTGCGCTGTCCTGCAATGACTTTTTAGCTCAGTGATGTGAACGTTTTCAGCGTTGGCAACGTATTCCAGCATTTCCGGAAGAGAAATTCGCAAATCCACATAAATCTGAGGCAGTGGGGATAAGTTGGGAACGTCTTGGGAACAAGGGGCGGGGGTGGTAGGAAAGACCGGAGCAGAGGCTTGAGGGTTCATCAGGCGGGTGCGGGCTTGGGCGTAACGCTCTCTCAATTCTACTTCGACTGACATGGGCGGTGTCCTTTCTGGTAGGGCACACACTCTAAGTCACGATCCTGACACAGAGCAACGGGGCAAAAGGTTTATGACTGGTTTCATCACCGACGAAGAGATCGAGACTGCGCTGTTCTGGTTGCATGACAATGCCAGCAAAGCCGCACAGGCGCGCGCTGATAGGATTTATCTGGAGAGCTACTCCAAGGTCCTGGTGGCAAAAATAATGAAGGAGCATCCTTCCCTGAGCGGCGTAGCCCAGGAGCGCGAAGCGTATGCAGACCCAAGGTATGAGATGCACTTAAAGGGATTGCATGAGGCAGTGCTGCAAGATCACAAGCTGACTTGGCTCAAGGATTCCTGCAAAGCCAAGATGGAAGCGTGGCAAACCATGTCGGCCAATATCCGGGGTGCAAAGCTGTAGTCCAAAGCGATTACAACCTGAGTTGTCCACTGCGGCAGAGTGTCGCACCATATCCCCAACAGCCATGCGGCTGCGGTTCCAGAAATAGCGCAAGTTGTATCTCCTGGCGGGGACCTTCTACACTCCAGAAATTATCCACAGCCCGGAAAGTCAATAACCATGCGGGCGAATGTGGCAATCAAACAACGGTCGACCACACAACTTTAAGTTAGTGTGCTATGATTCGTGCATGGATCGGAATGAGCCGGTCCATCGCCGGTCACACGGCGGCTGTTTGAAAACTGAATCGGAGTAACGCACATGGGCACACCAGCCCAAGGGACTTACATCGCCAAGCTTCAAGTCCAAATCGCGGAGTTGGAGCATCGATCCCTCAGATGGCACTCGCGCCTCTATCGAGCGGTCACGGTCATCAAAGACCTGGAAGCCGCAAAGAAGCGAGCCGTCAAGCGGCTAGAGGATTTCGAGCGGGAAATGAAAGCTCGCAAATCCAAAAAGCCTGAGAAGGTCGAGCCGAGTAACGCCAAGCTGCAAGCGGCTTGGAACGACTCACTGGCTGGCATCTGAAACGAAAGCCCCCGGTGGTCACACACCGGGGGCATCACTGAAGGGGGTAACGATATGCGCTACCAATACAATGACGGCGGCAGAGCCGCAAGCGGGTACAAGGGCGATGCCGGGGATTGCGTCTGTCGCGCCATCGCCATCGTGACCGGCAAGCCCTACGAGGAAGTCTACGGGGTCCTGGCTCTGGGCAACCAGAACCAGCGGTCGACCAAGCGCAGCCGCAAAAGCAGCGGCAAGCGGTCAGCCAGAAACGGCATCTATACCAAACGCTTCTGGTTCAAGAACTACATGCGCGGCCTCGGCTTTAGATGGGTGCCGTGTATGACCATCGGATCAGGATGTCAGGTCCACCTGAGAGATGGCGAGCTACCCAAGGGCCGCTTGGTGGTCGCGGTATCCAAGCACTACACCGCAGTCATCGACGGAGTAATCCACGATACGCACGATCCGCAACGCGACGGAGATCGCTGCGTCTATGGCTACTGGATTTGAGACTGGCCCGCCCTCAGAGATGGGGGCGGGCTTTCCTGCCTTTGAGCTTCTTTTGCCCGCCAAACAATTCCGGGGCCAGTGCCGCCAAGGGCACCCCGGTCAGCCGATGCACCATCATCACCCTATTCCTCGGCACATAGGTCCAATTGTAGATCGCCTGCGGATAGCACCCCAGACCCTCGGCCAGATACTTGGCACCCTTCGCCAAGGTCGATCCGGACTTCTGCTTGCCGCCGTCATATTTGTGCGCCGCAGCCTGCAAGGCGAGCATCAGGCCGGAATGAATCTTCTTGCGTCTTGTCCTGTGGGTGGTTAAATGGGGCATGACAATTCCCGTTGACAGTAATTAACAACTAATCTAACGAGGTAGCCATGTCAAACATCATCGAAGCCGAAGTGTTCGTCACGAAAGTATGGCCCCCGAAGGGGAAATACTTCGCTTTCAATTGCGAGGAACTAAAGAGCGACAGCAATCAATATGGGCGAGTCTCAGCGCCAATAACGCTCTACAAGAAGATCAAGCAGAACGGCACCTATAGGATTGCCTACCACGAAACCGAAGAGGGCTATCTCAATATGGATACCCTTCTCACCGATGTTGCCAAAGACCCGCCGCCCCGCTCACCTACCAATCCCAAGGATAGCGACCGCATGGGCCGCTATGGGATGACCAACACAATCCTATCGAGCATCGAAGGCATGACGATCTCGGATTGGCTTCAAGTGCCGCCCAAACAGATTGCCGCCATTATCGTCAAATGCGCAGAGGCATCAGCGATTGCCGAGAGAATAATTGCCGAGACTGACATCACCAAAGCTGACATTTCTTCTGGCAAGCGCAAAGAACGCCAAGAGGAAATGAACGATGAGATACCGGAATGACTTTCATCATTGCCGAGATCGGCATCAATCATAACGGATCGGTTGAGCAAGCCAAAAAGCTGATCGATGCCGCCAAGTGGTGCGGGGCCGATGCCGTCAAGTTCCAGAAGCGCACAGTCGAGATCGTCTATGACGGGATGCTGGACAGCCCGCGCGAATCGCCTTGGGGCAAGACCCTTGGCGCACAGAAATACGGCCTGGAATTCAACGAGAATCAATATGATGAGATCGCCACCTATTGCGAGGTCGAGGAAATACCGTGGTTTGCCTCGGCGTGGGACATCCAAGCTCTCAAGTTCCTCAAGCGATACGATTGCCCCTGGAACAAGATTGCCTCGGCAATGGCGAACGAAATCCACTTTGTCGATGCCGTGGCGCAGGAACAAAAGCCCACTTTCATGTCGACGGCAATGTGTACCGCTCAAGACATCGAAGCTGCCCGCGCCCGTTTCGATTGGTTCAACAATGACAAGCTGACCTTGATGCACTGCGTTGCCATGTATCCCTGCCCAGAGGATCAGCTAAACCTCAAGTGCATCGAAACCCTGCGCAAGACCTTCAATCTGCCGGTGGGCTATTCCGGCCATGAAGCCTCGATGTCGCCTTCGGTTATTGCCGCTGCCCTTGGGGCCGTCGCCATCGAGCGGCATATCACCTTGGACCGCGCCAGCTATGGCTCAGACCAAGCCGCCAGCCTTGAGCCGGTCGGCTTCAAGATGATGGTGGATATAATCCGCAAGATACCCGTTGTTACTGGCGACGGAGTGAAACGATTCTCCGATGAAGAGAAAGCGGTAGCGAGGAAGCTACGCTATTGGGAGCGAGAGCAAAATGACAAAGCAAACGAAATCAAAGCCGAAATCAAAAACAGAGCAAACTAAGCTGCGCGACATCCTGCACGAAGCTCGCGCCGATACTTCAAGCACAAAGCTGCGCGAGTTGATTGGCGCAGTCATCAATGAGTTGGACAACCCAAGCGAATGATGCCCTGCTTTATCCTGGCGAGAGCCAATTCAGAGCGATTGCCGGGAAAGCACTTTCTGCCTCTCGGTGATGTCTGCGTGATCGAGCATATGGTGTTGCGCTGCCAGCACTTCGGCTTCATGCCTTATCTGTGCGTCCCAAGGGGGGAATACGATGTCTTTAACGAGCAAACATCGTGTCTTGATATATTTGAGGGTGATCCAGATAACGTGGAAACGCGGGTACTTGAGTGCGCTACTAAATATAATATACGCCTGTTTCATAGTCTCGACGGTGATGATCCGTTTTTTGATCCGTATGCAGTGCTGGATTCATTTAACGCTGCAAGGCAAGCGCGACTATCGCAAGTCACCCCAAGTTATAATTCTCAATCGGGCACAGGGCGAATGGGGACAACTTTTAACCTCGACGCTCCAGCCGGGGGTGTACGAAATCTTATGGATGCCGCCCCGCACGTTTATCCGCAGCGGCTTACCCTCGATTACCCAGAGGACTACGCCCTTATCGCCATGATTGCCCGGACGCTTGGCTATATGGCCCCGCGTTCTGCCGTCGATGAACTGTTTGTTAAGAACCCTGATCTATATCAGATCAATTGGTTCCGGAATGCGGAATGGAAAGAAAGGCAAGCCGATGAGCAGCGTCGTAACAGAATTCGAGAAGCGATTAGCCTCGATGGTGGGGAGTGACTATGCGGTTGCTGTCAATTCTGGCACTTCGGCTTTGCATTCGGCCCTTGAGGCTATTGGCGTTACAAATGGTGAGGTGGTCATCCCGGCACTCTGCCCCGCAATGGTGGCTTTCGCGGTCATCCATGCGGGAGCGCGACCTGTTTATGCTGATGTCGACAAAGATTCGCAGCTAGTCACCGATGCCACGATCCAGAAAGTTACTGGCTCAAGGACCCGCGCTGTTATTGCTGTCGCACTGCATGGATTACCTTGCGACATTGACCGCATCAACAAGCTCTGTCGGCCCCTTGGAATTGTCACTATTGAGGATTGTGCGCAAGCTTTGCTCGCACGTTATAAAGATGTCCACGCCGGGACCAAAGCGGACATCGGCTGTTTCTCTTTCGAGAAAAAGAAGCACATCACAACGGGGTCAGAGGGCGGCGCGGTCCTCACATCGAACAAAGACATCGCCAAAGCCGTAAGGAAATTCTCAGGGTTGGGGTACAAGCACTATGAAGCCGAAGCTTCGCAGACCCGCGTCCCTGAAATACATCCGGAATACCAGCGTTTTGATACCATCGGACTTAATTACCGGATGTCGGAAGCGCAGGCAGAGATCGGCTTGGTTGCGCTCAAAACAGCGCAAGATAAAATCTGGCTGAGGCAAGAGATCGGCTATCTGTGGCAGAACGCTTTTGGCTGTCAGTGCCAGCCACACGATTATGATGCCGAGAACAGCTTTTATTCAGCGGCATTTGTAAATCCGATTAAAGAGGCTTGGCAGGCTCGATACAATGAATTCATCGGCGCTGGTGGCGATGGCTTCTATGCCATGCCGCAGCTACCGGAGAATGAGCCTGCCCTGAAAGACTTCCGGGGCCTGTTGGGCACTCCTGTAGCCGCCAATCTCCAGCAACGCTTGATGCTGTTCAAGACGCACTACAAGACCTTGGAAGAGGCTAAATGGCAGTGCGATAGATGGCAGGATTGTCGTGTCGCAGCGTGATTCGGGATATGCCCGCATTGAGCGGGATGCCTATCAGACACCCGAATGGGTGACGGCTGCACTAGTGCCACATATCCCGCGCAAGGTCCACATTCACGAATGCGCTGCTGGTTCCGGCAAGATGGCACTAGAATTGTGCCGTCACGGTCTTTCAGTATCGAGTGCGGACATAGCCGATGGCATTAACTTTCTAACTACTCGCGCCCTTTGGGATGCCGTCGTCACCAATCCACCTTATGAGCTTGCCGAGAGATTTATTGTTCACGCTCTTTGTCTGACTGACGATTGCAAGGGCTTTGTCGCCATGCTGTTGCGCACCGATTACGATCACGCGGCGACTCGCAAATATCTTTTCAACTCACCGCCGTTCGCTAAAAAGTTAGTGCTGACCAAGCGAATCAGATGGATCGAAGGCTCGACCGGGCAACCCTCGTTTAATCATGCGTGGTTCATTTGGGATTGGTTGCACACAGGACCAGCGGTCTTGGCTTATCACTGATTATCTGAAACTCACATAACACTTATTGACATGCGTACAGTTTAGGTTTACATAGCTTTAAAGCTTGAACTCTCAGACTGTAAATAAAGGCCGTTATGCGATTGGCGCTTTGGTTTTGGGACATCGATCTAACACCGGGATTTCTCGCCGGTAGCTTACCGCTCTGTTGGGCAGATCGCCCCTAAAGGGAAACCCCCGCAATGCGCGAACCGAATGCGACAGAGAAGGAATACTGCTGGCGCATCCTAGACGAAATTGCCCGCCTTCAAAGCGTCGTCGCCAGCTATTGCCTGACCGAGCGAGAACTAAAGGCTGAGAACGCGCGGCTGCGGGCGGCGCTGGAACGGTGCGTCGAGGTCTTTAAGGAATTGGCCGAAGCTGGAAACTATCCCGCCCCGCTGTTCAACAATGGCGGTTGGAAATTTGCCCTCGACGCACTTGAAGGATGACCCCGGTTATGCAGTGGCGGAATATAGGAATGAAGCGATGGCTGGCCCGTCAACAATGGCACCGCTGGTTCGCTTGGTATCCGGTTAGGATTGGCGAGGATACGGTTTGGCTGGAAACGGTAGAGAAACGAATCCCATTTTGTAACACCATCGGTATGCAGGGTGATCTACCGACAGAGTACCGACGACTTGGAGAATAAGGCCACTCAGTTTATGGCGGATTGCGAGGCAACAGGGAAACCTCCCCGCCACCAGTTGAAGGATAATCCCCATGAGCAACTATCGAGCAGAGCAAGCCGGTCGCGTTGAGGTTACGACACAATGGCTGTGGGATAATCCCGACACGCAAGCCTACATCTACGATCTTGAGGCAGATAACTACGGCCTCGATCCGTGGGTGACGGTCGTGGGCGTCGATGCGCTGCGCGACGGCTCCAAAATCATCCTCGAAACCGGACGCATCGGCGAGCGGTTGGTCGATCCCGATTACATCGTTTTCGTGAAACGCGAACGAACGTTCGCAGACCTGTAGAAAGACCCCCGCTCAAATGCGTCTGGTGGTGGATCAATTCACACTCAAAGACCGGCGCATCGTTGTCGTTGGTAGCGAAGGGCTGTTAGGCACCGTGGCGAGAAAGACCATCTCGGAGCTTGGCGGGCAACCCATCTCGGTGGATGTCAAGGACATGGGGATCGAGCTAACCGACTATGCTGCACTGCGGTACGTTGCAGATCAGGGCCAAGTCCACGGCGTCATCAATTGCGCTATCGGCAACCAGATGCCTACCGACGATGCCCAGAGGTTCCTAGAGAGCGACTTAAAGACCGGGCTTACCGGAGCCGCCGTTTGCCATAAGGTGTTCCACGCCCCGCTCAAGGCCACCAAGGGGGTGTTTATCAATGTCGGGTCCGACTTGAGCCACAAGGCTCCAGACCCGGAACGATACGGCAACCAATTTAAGCCGCTGGCTTATTCGGTGGTGAAGCACTCGATCATCGGGATGACCCGATACTATGCCGCCCTGTGGGGCAAGGACGGCATCAGGGTAAACTGCTTTTGTCCCGGTTCTATTGACCAAGGACAA